CCATCGGGCGTGAGCCCGGTGCGGGGTAGCAAGAGCTGGAACCGCTTGATCAGCCCGGCGTACTGCGCACCGGCCGCCGTCCAGTCACCGGCTCTGACCAACTGCTCCCATACCCGCACGTCACGTTCGCTGACGTACTTCCGGACGTCGCGCAGCCACTCGGCGACCGTGCGCGCATCGTCCTCCGCTGCCCGTTGTCCCGAATGGAAGTAGCCACCGGCGGCGGCGTACGCAACCGCGTTCAGGTCGACACGGTTCTTCGACGCGGGCGAGCTCGTTGCCGATAGCAACGAATGCATGGTCTGCACGGCACCGGCGATCTTGCCCAGCCCGTACGCACTGGGGGGAACGTTGATCTCGAAGTGCATGCCGTCCTTGCGGCCCGAGTAGTTGTCGCCCCACCGGACCGTGTCTGCGAGCTTGCCGAGCATCCCGTTGATGGCTTCTCGCTGGCTCGCGCTCCACGTGCCGGCGACCCCCAATGGGTGCTGGGTCGCGTTGTAGTCGAGCGCCGTACCGGATGCGTGGTTGGACAGGGTGGTGGAGCTGCCCCGGATGTTCCGCTCTGCGTAGCCCCAGTCGTCCACCACTGCGTCAGGCTCGATCGGCTCCACGTGCTTGTGTACCCAGGCGGCAACGAGACTGAGCAGGAGCCCAGCGTTGCCCTTCACCAGCCGCAGTGCGCGGTTCGTGCCCTGGACCTTGTACGACTGCGTGCGGGTGACGTCGTTCGCTGGCCATCCGTTCTGCGACTTCAGTACTGGCATGGTTCGTCCCTCCTATTGACCGAGCAAGGGTGCGATGATCGCACCCACTGTGCTACCGGCCGCCGCCGCCGCGCCCGCAGCGATCCACACTGACCGCTCCAGACGACGGATGCGTGTCTCGTGGTCGCGGTGACCGCCGGGGGTGTTGTCCAGCTCCAGTGCACGCAGGCGTGCTTCGTGGTCCTGGTGGTTGGTGTTGGCCACGTCAAGCTTGGTCTCGATTCTGATCATCCGCTCAACGAGTCCGGGCAGCTGTTCGACTGGAACTGACATGATGACCTCCTAGTACACCGTAGTCACGACGACCGCGCCTGTCCCGCCGGCCCCACCGTTGGCCGCAGCGCCGGTGGACGTGGACAACGCACCGCCACCGCCGCCACCGTACGCACGCCCCGCAGCGCCGTTGAGCGCAGCACCGACAGCCGCAGACGACGTGCCGGCACCGCCGCCGCCGCCAGCCGCCGCTGACCCGCCGTTGCCTCCGCTGCCGAGCGTGGCCGACCCCTGCCCGTGCTCGCCGGGGTTGCCCGCCTTCATCACGTCGCCACCCGAACCCGGCGAAGCACCGGCACCACCGGCCGCCGCGAACCCGGCGGCCACGCTCGACCCGGCGGACGGACCACCGAGCCCACCGTTGGCGATGACGGGCGTGGTCCAGCCGAACTCAGCCGTCCCGCCGTTGTTGCCTGTGGAGTTGCCGACCCCGCCGGCGCCGGCACTGTTCACCGTGACAGCGTACGACGCGAGCGTCAGCTGATCAGCGCGCAGGAACTTGCGCGTATAGCCACCGCCACCGCCGCCGCCTCCCTTGCTGTTCTGGCCCGATGCCGCAGCGCCGGCACCGCCGCCGCCACCGCCCGAACCCCAGCACTCAACGACGATGCCCCGGAACCCGGCGGGCTTGTTCCAGGTGCCGGACCCCGTGAACCGTGTGACACTTCCGTCGCCAGGGGCAACAACGATGTCACCCGCGTCAAGACCTGACATGGCCGAACCCCTTTCTCATAACGCGAACCTTGGTGTTGACCACAGCTTCACCGGTGAGTTGATGGCGTGCGCCTTGCTCACGCCGTTGACCGCCCGTGCGCTGATCGCGAACGTCTGTGGGGATGTGGCGCTCGTGACACCGCTGACTGTCATTCGCTCGCCGTTGATGTTGATGTCCAGCGGGAACGCTGCGGGTGTCAGGGTCCAGAGTGATGTACCGGTCTTGGACACCTGGAACGATGTGGCGCCGGCGGTGATGGCGGCGGTGAGCACCGAGCCGTCCGCGTCATAGTGCTGTGCACCGAATGCCGCGACCTGGAACATGTCGGCCGGTGCGCCGTTGGCTGTCCAGATCCAGGACGAGTTGTCGAACGTCTCCGAGTAGCCAAGGGTCAACAGGTCAAGGTCGTCCGGGATGTCTGCGTCGTCCAGGTTCAGGATTCGGAGCAGGTCGCCGGCGTCAACCGCCATGATGGCCGCCTCTAGCGTGTCGTCCACCTCAGCGGCGCCCAAGTTGACCGTGACGGACGGATACCGGGCAGCGTCCAGTGTGCCCTGATTCAGTTGCCACGCAGCGATCTGGGACAGTTGCGCGTCCGTCTGCACGTTGACCGTGATGTCGTCCTCGTACTGGCCGATCCCGATCGGAGGATCAGTGGCGGCCAGCGGGCCGGTTGTCCGTGCGATCCGGTATGATCCGCCCTCGCGCCTGGTGGCGGTGACGTCGTTGCGTGTCTGGTCGTCGTCGTCCACCGGTTCGAACGGCGGGGCGACCACACGCGCCGCGTAGTCCAGGGTGAGCACCGGCGCCTGGTTGTACATGCTGGCGCGGGTCCGGTAGAACATGGTGTTCGCGGTGCGCGACGAGGTCAGGATGCCGAAGTCCGTTGCCTCAGCATCCCTGATCTGCGACAGCCGCGACTCGGCGAACTGCGGACCCATCAGCGTGGTCTTGTCCAGGTTGCCGACGAACGCGATGGGCAGGTGGCCAGCTGCGGCCACGCGTTCGATGCGCCGGCCGGCCGCTTCGCCTGCGTACCCGAGCGCGGCGGCGGCCACTGCGGCGGCGGTCGGGATGAGTCCCGGGGTCGCGTTGGCCCATGTCACCAGGTGCGCGAGATTGACGGCCAGTTGGCCGGTGTTCGCGTGGCTGTACTGGATAAAGAAGTAGGCCGACCCGAGCGTCTGCGCTGATGGCTGGGTGCCGGACTTGCGTAGGGTGCCGTCGACGTACACGGCGAAGTCGATGTTCGCGCCGTTGTTCGTGATCTGCAGTCGACCGATATGCATGTCGGTGTCGTTGATCTCGGGCACGGCAAACGACGTGAAGGCGATCGGTCCGCTGGCGGGGTCGGTGTAGCTGACGACACCGAGACCTGAGTCTGCGATGTCGTTGAGGGCAAGGGTCCAGAGCGCGCCGTTGTAGTCGTACAGCGTGACCGACAAGGCGCCCAGGGACTGTGACTGCCACACGAAATCGAACGCGATGTTGCTGTCCCACGAGACGGTGTCGCCCCGCATCCACCCGCCGTTGTCGCGCTCGTACTCCATGCCGGTACCGATCCACGGCGCCTGCATGTCAACGCCGTACTTGAACACCGGCTTGGTCGGGAACGCTTCGTTGTAGAAGTTGTACACGTTGCGGTTGGTGTTCGCGATGTTGCGCTCGTACTGGGTACCTTCGGCCGACGACAGCGGGAAGTACGACAGGAGCGCGGTCTGATCGGACAGCACGAAGTCACGCAAGCCGGTGGCGACAGGCGACTTGCCTTGCTGGTAACGCCGTAGCACGTCGGCCGCCGTGACCTGCACGTACTTGTTGCGGTGGCGCTGGTCCCAGCGCGGCGGCCACGATGCGGACTCGCCGACGAACCGGACGTACGACCGCCCCCACCAAATCCGGGCAGCGTTGATGTCACCGCTGAAACTCCAGTTGTTGCCCTGAGCATCAGCGAAGTTCGACGCGGACAGCGGCGCCGTGTCGAGCGGTCGCGTCTCGAAGTTCGGGGACGCGACGACCGTACCGGCAATCCCGTTGCGGTATTCGGCCGCATAGAACGTCGCCTCCGAGTGGCCGTGCGAGTACGACGACGTGGACGACGCTGCCCCGATGCGGAGTTTGGACGGGGCGTCGAACAGGGAGGTTACGCCGGCAGTCACGATCGCCGGGCCGACCTGAGTCCAGGGTCCGGCGGTGCTCGGGCCGGTGTAGAAAGTAACGGTGTTGCCGCCGGCACCGTTGTCTACGTCCAGCGTCGCGCGGACGGTGCGGCGGTCCGACCCGGCGGCCAGTGACACCGTGGTCTCGGACGTGATCGGCGGGGTTGTGCCTGTCGGGAACCACGAGAGGCGGATGCGCCCGGCGATCAGCATCAACGTGCAGGTCATCCAACCCACCACGAAGTCATACTTCGATGCGAGATCGAACGACGCGGTTGACCAGCTCTGGTTGGCGTGCGGTTGCAGGTCTACCCGGATGTCCAGGTCGCCCGTGAAGGACAGCGCGGCGGAATCGGCACACTCGGCGCGACCGATGCCGGTAGCAACCATCCCGAATGCGGAGGTGCCACGCGAAATCCGGATCGGGGTGTTGCGCTTAAGCAGACCGTACAGCGGGGACTTCGGATTGCGCAGGCTGAATAGGCCATCGGTGTTCCGCAGCGTGCAGCCGGTAGCGGACGGCGCGGCCCGGTCGTCGCCGGCGGACTTGCCGCGCGTGATCGTGATCGGGTCCCGATCCAGCCGGTAGCTGGACACGTTGAGCCACTTGCCGTCCGGTAGCTGCAGCTCTACCAAGATGTTGTTCCTCACAGTTCGAACACCACCCGCGCGCCACCCTCTACCTTGATCTGACCCTTGAGCATCTGCAGCATGGCCTTCGCGAACGGGCCGTCAGCCCGGAACGTCACCGACCCGTTGCCGCCGGAGTTCGACCCCGCCGTGATCCGCTCACCGGACTTGACCATGGCCAGCGACTCCGACCCGAGCGCGCCCGACACGATGCCGCCGGTGTGGAAGTAGGGAATGGTGAAGCCCTTGCCGCCGATACTCGGAACCCAGTCAGGAACGCTGAAGCCCTTGCCACCGATCGTGTTGTTCCAGAGCCACTTGATGCCGTCGAACGCTGCGCGGAATGGAGCAGTGATCGTTGCCGCGAGCCCCTTGAATGCACCGGCAATCTTCGGTCCGATGAACTTGAAGAACTCCCACACCTTGCCGCCGGCGGTGACCACCCAGCCCATCGCGGTCTTGACTCCGGCGAATGCGCCCTGCACGATCGCACGGAACGTGGCGCTTTTCTTATAAGCAATGACAAGCCCGGTCCCGAGCAAAATCAACGCTGTGATTACCAAGCCAATTGGATTGAGTCGCATGGCAAGGTTGAGTGCCTTCTGTGCGATCGCCATCCCATTGGTGGCGATCGCTGATCCGACCATCGCAACCTTTTGGATGCCTAGGGCAACAGTCTGTCGGCCGGTGCTGATGGCCGACCCGATGAACCCTGACGACATCCCCTTGATGGCCGGCAGGAGCGCGCCCGTGAAACCGTCCGCGAGCGCGGCCACACCGCCAGCAAGGTCTGTCGACCCCTGCAGGATGTCGCCTTTCATGATGGCGCCCAGGCCGGACATGGTGTCGGTGGTGCCGCGACCGACCGACTCCAGTGCATCGAACTTCGAGTAGGTCTGGTCCGATGCCTCAGCCGCCTTGTCGAATCCGTCCGCCGTCTCCTGCCCGACCTTGCGCGATGAGCTGCCCACGTTGTCGGCCATCTTGCTACTGGCCGCGCCCACCTTGTCGAAGCTCTTCGTGAGGGCAGTCTCGTCACCGGCGAACGTCAGCGTCACCTGGTTTTTGTTAGCCACGGTCGACCGCCAATCCCGCCGCTGCCGCAGCGTCCAGCAATGCAAGGCGGGTGCCGTCCTGCACGCGCTTGGTGTTCATGTAGTACGAGTGGTAGATGTAGCGGCCGTCCGCATGGAACGGGCGATGCACGGATCGGTTTCTACCGACTCGCCCACCGAAGTCGAGCCACGGATACTGCGGTGCCTTCGGCCCGCCGCCGACGACACGGACAGCGGTCTGGGTGGACCGCGCCTTGACGCTCGCGCGCGACTTCCCGGTCAATGTGGGGATGAGTGGCACCGCTCCCTGCACGACGATGTTAGCCGCGCCGTTGAACGCGACCCGCATCGCTTTGGGAACGTCGGAG